TGCTTTATTTGAGCATTTAACACAATATGAAGAAGATTGTGAACAAGATTTAGAATTTGATCCCATTGCCTTTAGATGTGATTTTGACGAATATGAAAACTTAAAAGAAGTACAAGGTAATTATTGGGATATTAAAGATATTGATGATTTAAGAGATCAGACAATCGTAATTGAAATACCAAATACTGAAAGATTAATAATACGAGTATATTAATATCAATAATAATAAATGGAGAATATAATGACTAAATATAAAGATGGAAAGATTTCATGTGAATTATGTAATCAAAGGATAAATGAAAGAGAAATTATCATATGGAAAGATGAATCATGTCTTAATCCTATTGATGTTAACGTTTTCATTTGTGGAATATGTGATGATTATTACCCACATGAGGAAATAAAAGAAAAAATTATGCTTTCCTATGGTTTTGATGAATTTTTATATAGAGGAGAATAAAATGCAAAAATTAAAATTTTATAATAATGAAACCCTTAGAAAGTTAGCTAGAGAGACTTTTTACAATATAGACTTTAGAAAACCTTACACAGAAGAAATCACAAGAGAAAAAGGTTTTTGGCTTGTCAAAGATCATGGGATATATTTAATGCAAGGATTCCTTGAGAATAAAAACAATCCTAAAAATATTGTTTCTTATGCTAACGGTTACAACCCCAATCAAAACACATTAGACGAATTATGGAATAAATGTCATGATTTTTCTAGTGATGATTTTGGGGAATGGATTCCTATAACAGATGATTCTTTATTTGAGATTGAGCAAAAAAAAGCAAATTTTGAAATCAAATTAACTGAAACAACTATTGAAACAATAATTATAAAGAGGTTGAAAAATGCTAGTTAAATTAATAGTTTCATTTTGCCTAATAATGATAATTGCTTTTTTAGGGTCATTTATAATGATCTTGAATGATGTATTGTGGCTTAAAGATTTTTTATATAGATAATTTTACTAAGAATGGGCATTTATAAAAATGCTCATTATTAGATAAATTAATTCTGATTTATCTAGAACCGACTTTTTAAAATAGGAGATAAAAGTCATGTATTTTAATTTTGATAATATTAAGTTAACCCATGAATGCACACCGATTTCAAAATATGATAATAAAAAGGAAAAGCATATTAGCATTCCAAAAAATAAACGTGTTAAGAGTTACAAAACTATCAAGAGTAATGAAAGCAATTTAGATATGCACGAGTTTCTTGCTTTTTTATGCTCATTAGATAGAGATTTATTATATTTTCCTAATAATAAATTAAACGAATCTAGAAATATTTTAACACTAGAGATAACAGTTGATTATTAGAAAGGGTCAAAAATGAGAGTGCAAAATTTTAAAAGTAATAATGGCAATTACGTACCAAATCAATTCATTATAAATGATGATAAAAATAACCTTGAATATTTTCAATCTTATGAAACCATAATAGCTAAGATTGATTGGTTAAATAATAAAATTTATTTAGACGAGAATTATTGGAATTATTCTAGAACTACTTCAGTTTATAGAAATAAATTTTTAGGTATAAAAATCAAAGAAATTAAATCTAAAATAAAGAATAACGAAATCCAATTAATAAACCTTAATTAATATCATGATATATTTAATAGGATTTTGCCTAAGTATCTTTTTAATATTATTACTTGATGGAACAAGTTAACCATTAAACTCATTTAAAAAGGTTTTAAGAGGGCTTAAGATGTGTGATATATCTTAAGCCCTTTTTTTATACAAAACCCCTCCAAACGTCTTAAAAAGACGATAAACCCCCTAATGATCAAAAAATATAATAATTAAACTGATTTTAAGAGCCTTACAGCACTATTAAAAGTTTTTTTGATACTATGACACCCCCCAAAATAGCCTTTTTTCTTATGCTCTTAATTTTCGAACTCATACCACTTCATAAAAATAAACCAATTTGGGCCCTTCTTTTTAAAAAATTCAATTATCTATATCTGATAATATTTCTAATTGTGCTTATTTCAATTCCATCGATTTTGATTTTGTAAATATATTTAGAAATAAAAGTTATAAATTGGATAATCTGCACATCTGACATTTTATTAAAATTCGTAATTATAAAATCTTGATTTTTTTGTGATTCATAAAACTTAATATTTTCATTTACATTCCCCATATAGGACTTACCAAGATTTTCATTTACATTCCCCATATAGGACTTACCAAGATTTTCATTTGCAGCAGAATTTGTATCGTTAAGATTTGAAATTGATTGGGATAAATGCCGGGATTTTTTTTCGTCTTGTTGCTCCCTGGAGTCTTGATCTCGCTGCTCCTGGGGGAAAACCATTTGAGCCGTATCGTCCATATAGGACTTACCAAGATTTTTATTTGTATCGTCCATATAGGACTTACCAAGATTTTTATTTGTATCGTCCATATAGGACTTAGTATTAATATTTATATTACCATTATTGGATTTGCATGCTTTGTATAAAGTCTTAATAATAAAAACTTCTGTATCTGTGAAGTCATAATAAGTTCTTTTTCTTGGCATCAATAAACCTTAAAATATTCCGATAATAGATTTAAAGCAGTCTTTAGTTCTTTTAAGCTCTTTCTTTTGTTATTATATTCTTTATCAAAATCATTGGCAGAAAATCCATAAATGACGATGTGCTGCAGTACATTAAATAGTTTGGTCGGTAATATTTTGGTAATCTGTATATAATCACAAAACCCCGCCATGTTTTTATCATCAACATTAGTAATCATAATACTAGCATCTGGGTTATACGATGATGTGATCCTGGTCTCTGACTTCCTATATAATGCATATACATACAAAGCCGTATTATATTGACGTGCATTAATATTGCCACGTTGGTAATACCTATCAATACTTGTCTGAGTTAAAATACGTCTTCTTTTTTGACTACCTGCAAGAATGTTGACACTCTCCTCTCGGTAGTCATCGTCTTTAATCCGTATATCCTCCCCTAAATCAGATTTTACTGTAGGTTTTTTCATGTATCAGATGATCTCCTATTTAAAATATCTGCAAAATTAATATCTACCATTGCCTTCCCGGACTTAGATTGTCTCTCATCGACAACCTCCATATGGTACTTAATACTGCCCAACAAAGCTGCATAATTAATAATATCAATAATTGTATCTTCTTTATAATCTCCTTCATCTAACCTACTTAGTTTTAATTCAATCATAAGTCTAGCTACATCACATGGGTTTACACTTTTTCCCAAAGCCAAAGACATTCTCTTTGATGTGTTCTTAAATAAATCTAAGAAATGACCATATTCTTGACCTCTTTTAGCTAGAATCTCGTCAGCTTGTTTTAGAAACGTATGTGGTGCTTTATTATGTTCGTATGGTTTAAAATGGTATATCGTCATTAAAATACTCCTCTGTTACTTCTTTGTTTTTAATATCCTTAATAATTGAATCATGTCCCTTCTTATTAAGCTCTGTTTTTAATTGATGAACTGACTTATAATCCGACATCATCAAAAAAATCTCATCTAAACTATATATGGCTTCAACCCCCTCATACAATTCTTTGGCCATTCTTAAATCATCAACTCTTTTTATAATACCAAATATTTTTTTTCCGTCTTTCTCATAAATCAATATCTCTGGTTTATCGACAATATTATTTTCCTGCACATATTTCTTCATGGCCTGCAAACCTCTCATACATATTTCTGCACGTTTGACAACTTCTTCTTTTTCTCGTTGTCCATGACTTGCCATTCCAATTGTGACTCGAAATTTGTATAAGGCTTTTCTAAACCTATCTGACATTTCATCATCTACTAAATCTTCTATTGCATATTCTCCATATAGCATATCCAAATGATGTTGCATTTTTACATAATCTTCTATGCAGTCATAAAAAGACTCTTTGAAATATGCTTTATACCCTACGAACTCTTTACCACTAAAAAATTCTCTATCTGTTAATCGTCTCATTTTTACCTCTATTTCATTACATACATATGTACGAAATATTTATATGTGTATGTATGTAATGGTAGTATATATATATATACTTCCATACATATATTCACACATATCCCGCAACCTATACTCACAGTCGTTTTAAGCCATTTTTTGCTCTTTTTGAGTATGTATCGAATTTTCGGCAGTCTTCTGCCATTTTCACAAAATATGTATGGGAGAAATTTAGCCCATATTTCTCGCATACATACTTTTACACTCATGGTTTTACTCTCCCAACTGTGATTATTTTGACCATATTTTTGGGTCTATAACTCTTAGGTTCAATAATTTGTTGGCTCACTTCCTCCTCTACCAATACATCATTTTCCAACCATGTTCTGATAATTTTCTTTACTCTTGATTTTGTGATTGGAGCATCAAAACTGAAGTCTAAGAAGTCGGCTACATACTCATGGATTGACATTTTATATTCGTTTCTTTTAGTCGATATATGAGACATCAAATATAATTGTTCGGTCTTTATACTATCCCAAAGCAATCTTAATTTGGTTATTGTTATCCCGTCAAAAGCATTCGGTGGTGTGTAATCTTCTACGACTGCAACGTAATCTCCGTTCGGTATTTGCACACCAATTTTCTTATGCCAATGCACTTTATCCAGAGGTCTACTAAGGTTATTTTTGCCTGCAGGCTCTATTTTAAAGTAGTCAACATAGTGATCGATGCCGAGACTTTGCCCATCGGTTTGGCTCATATTACGTAATATTCTGGCACTTCTGACGGCTGCAATCAGAGAACTACCCCCTCGGCTATCTTCGACAGATACGTCCATTTTGGGGTTGAGTTTCCTTGTATGGTGTACCAACTCGATAGAACAGTTACCTTTATCTGCCAGAGCTGATAGGGTCTTGCCTAGCATTCTAAAGTTGTCAACACTTTCTGCCGAGTTGATAACTGACGCAAGTGGATCAATAACCACCACGTCTATCTCGTTGTCTATGATTGTCTTTTGTATATCTGATAAGAGTGCATCGTTCATCAGTCCTTCCTCTCCACTCATGAGTAGCATTTCTGTGTCACGACCACTACCGACCATAAGACCAGATAAATCCTCTTGAGGGATTTCGTAATGCTGACATAAAGCTAATATACGTCTTTGCACTTCATCAAGTGGGTCTTCTGCATTGAAGTACATTGCATTGCATTTTTTCTCTGGGGTGATGCCTAATAATGCCTTACCTGTTACCATTGCCAATATCTCTGTCATAACCAAAGTCGATTTACCGACTCCACCCGGAGCCACAGTCAATGACAAATAATCCTTTATATAGTGATTACCATATAAGAACTGCCTTCTTGGGATAAGGAGTGGGTCTAGTGGCAGCCATCTTTTAAACATATCCTCAATAGGTGGAATCGTATGGAAATGTGCGTCTTGAGATTTGGTTCTATCAAGGCCTGTAAATCCCTTACTCCTTGCTCCCTCTATTGCCTTTGTCACCTCTCTGTCGGTGTCTGATTGCGAGTAGCCTTGCAGGGTTATGTCAGATAATGCAGAATGTATTTCATGGTCTTGCCGACCCCTTGCTACTAAAGATGCAACGACACGTATCATATTGTCGTGCCATTGGTCCCCGGACTTAATTCTTCTGATTGTATTCTCTATATCAAGCCGTTCTCTGGTGGTCAAATCATCTAAATTGATACGAAATTCCGGGGTAGTTTGGTATGGAAAAACTTTTTTAAGGGTCTGTATGCTCCTTATATCGCTCCGAAAATTCCTGTATTCGCTTAATTCTGTTACTCTGCCGTTTATTTGTTTATTTTTGCTAGGATAATTGATTGTCCCTGCAAGTCTCATAATACGGCTTGGATTGTTCACGACAGGATCACTATGGATTTTGTTTGCAATCCCTCTTTGTATATTTGTCCAAGTTTCCATGTCCCTGGTGGGTTGGTCTAGTTCATAGTATATATGCCCACGTTTTGGTTTTTGACCTGTGTATATGGCAAAGTTGCCTTTGTTGTCGTTATCCGATAAGGCGTTGTAATTCTTGACCGATTCTTCTGTATCACAATCACAAAAGCAATAGAAACTGCATATGACATCTTCATCACTAGCAGCACGAGTTGTATTTTTTTTGATGGGATTGACAGTAACGTAGACATTGTATTTCTCTGAGTTGTGTTTGGCTGCATACGTAATTGCATCGTCAATTTCTTGTCTGTTGAATTTTTCATAAACAGTAATACCACCTTCCTTTATACAACGTATTTCAAATATTGCTTCTTGCCGTATCTCGTCCCAACGTGAAGTTAATCGTGTTAGGTGCTTTTCTATATCTCCCTCGTTGTAGTGCATCTTACCCTCTATTGTGTTCGAGGGCAGTTTGCACCACCCTCAAATTGTTTATGTTAAAATTCTTCTTTTTCTTCCGTTGTGGATTCACCTCTGCTATTGAGTGGCAAAGGTCTATCGACCCAATCTACAATTTCAAATAAAGGAACACTCGTCTGCCCAACTTTGAACTTCATAATGTCCGTGCCTTTTAACTTTATCTTGGGTAGCTTCCCGGTTGCCTTGCCCGCAAATTGTTCGGCAAGTCTTTTGAAACCTTCTGTTACAG